ACGAGTAGGCGTTCCCGCGCAGCGCGACGTGCGCGACCTGCATTTCGCGGAATTCGACGGCGGTCTGGAAATTATTGGGGGAATCGTGCAGGAGGGGATAGAGCCAATGGCCGTCGGCAACGTCCTTGCCGCCGTCCTTGCGCCGCCGGTAGATCATGAGCGGCAGGGATGCCACCGTCTCGGAAATGACCCGGACGCAAGCAAAGACCGCAGACTGAGCCAGAGCGGAGTCGGCGGTTACAACATGCCCCGTCTTGTTCTGCCGCCCAAGTAGCCGAATAATCCAATGATTTGGATCATCTACACCACGACGCTCAAGCAACTGAGCGGCAAAGTCTAGGATTTTGCCCAATTATTCAATCCTCAGCCAAGGTCGCATTGCGCGGCGGTTCGATCACGAGGGGATGGTCGTTTAGCCGACCCGCGAACCGCCTGACTAGCGCCCATACGGGCGAGTCCCTAGGCTGAGGGTAAATAAAAAAAAGCCGTGATGCACATACACCACGGCCCGAAATATACAAATTTTAAGGTATTTGTTTCCTACGGAGTGTCTGCGCTAACCTTCCTGTATCCCTTAGCCTCCATACAAGCAGAGAAAACGCGGACGTATGGCATGATCGAATTTTCTAGTCCCATTGCCGTCCCGCTCGACGGCGCGATCGCCTTCTCTGCCTCATATTTGCAGGCCGTTTCGTCCTGCCTTTGATCATATTGGGACACACCTTCTTTGACCCATCGAAACGGTGAGCATGAGAAGAGAAATACGATTACCGCGAGAATAATCAGCTTTTTCATCTTGCCCTCCTTGCTTCTTACTCATTTGATGATTGGGAAATGGTAATTAACTCAACTATCTCATCGCGTGGTATTCTAAGAGTCTTTTCGGCAATTTTCAAGCCCTTGATGCGTCCCAGGTTATGCCATGTGTAAATCGTCTGAACGGAGACGCTGAAATATTCAGCAACTTCCCTCGGCGTGTAAAGCGCCTTCTTCGGCAGGCCGTCAAGCGATGTGCTCATGTCACCCTCGAAAAGACGACGTTTTCGATATTCGCCTCTTCGCTCTTGCGCCACGGCATGTTGCGAGAGTGCGACTCCATGCTGTTGAATTCGTTGTCCACCGTGTAACCGTTGGCAAAGAATATCTGCTTGATCCGCTGCGCGTCATTGCCCGATTTGCCCATTTCGACCAAGCAAGACTTAAAGGCCCTGTCCGCTATGAGGCTGCACATGCCGTCTATGACCTTGCTCTCCTGCCCGTCTATGTCGATCTTGACATAGTCAGGCGATCCGAACAGGCG